ACCCCTCGTGGGTTGTCTATCAAGTTCTGGTTAGCTAACAAGTTGGATCGTCCTAATATCATATATCGCATTCTGGTGGTGGTCCTGCCACGCATGGTGGGCAATACCGTTCCTGTTTTCAACAACATTGATCTGTTCAAGGGCGTGGATGTGGGCACGGTTAACACTACTATCATCTCGCAAGTCAACAGCGAGTACGTCCTGAAGGTTCTCTACGACAAGGTTGTGCGCAATGAGCAGGGGGTGTCGGGTGTGCTGGGTGCTGTTGGCAGTGGACAGCAGAAGGAGTGCCATGTGGTCAAAAAACTCTGGATTAAGGCAGGCAAGGGCCAGCGTGCTATTGAGTATCTGGATGGCGGGAACCTCCATAAGAACAACTTTCTAGCGGTGTACGTGGTTCCCTATGACAGCTATGGGACGTTGCAGACAGACAACATAGCGAGCATGAGTTACTATGCCAATCTTTACTGGAAAGACATTTGACCAGTACTGGTCAAACTTCAAGTTAGGTTCATGAGGTACTCCAGCAGGCGTGGCGGGGCGTCCGGGTGGTGCATGAGGGCGTTGATGACGTCGTTGCGCGTGTGGCGGCTCTTCATCTTCTTGGTTTCGCGGAGTTTGTAGCATACCATGAGCAGGCACTTGCTCAGGAGGACCTTGGGATCCCATTCCTTGATTTTCTTGGAGTCGGTGTTCTCTTGCACGTAATTGAACGTATTAAACTTGAGATCCTCCACGTGTGCGTTGCTTTTCTCGTGTAGTTCAGCGAGTTGTTCGGGCGTGAAGCCGCGAGAGTAGACAGGGTTAGTGACCGAGGGCGGTTCCTTGCACATGTACTGGAAACCAGTGGCGTTGACAGGGCGGTCTTGATCTCCTCCTGTAACAGGGCGGGCTCCTTTGCGTGCTCCTATGCCGGGCTTCTGGGTGTAATGCATGTCCTTGGCGATCGTGCGGCGTTTCTTGAAAGTCTCATGAGAGTAGCGGGTGTACCCCTGGAAGTGCACATGGGCGTTCTGTTTCATCTTCTCAGCAACCACCAATACCTGAGGGGAATCTCCGAAAACATGATTGCATATTCGTACGTAGTCCTCCTGCGTCCAAGAGCTATCAAACGTGACCTTAAAGTGTTGAAGAGTAGGCGGGATCTGGCCAGTTGGGCTGCCGGGATCCGAGTCTGTGCGCGAGCGTTTTCCTGATGAATTCTCGTTAGGATCGACTGTGATCGTGTTGACAAGGGCCTCTGAGTAGTCCGGGAGGTCGTACGCGGCTTCGGGGATGCTCTCACCATCCATGTTCTGTCGTGGGTCTTACCCGTTTGCCGGGGGTGCCCTAACGCTTTCGAGCCTTTATTCAAAAAAAAAAAAAAAAACCGGCGCGTATGTCTTGGGGTGCGTCTAGAGCGGTCTTGTTCAATATCTATTGATAGAGGACACAATTCCGGTTGATTCCGGTTGATTCCGGTTGATTCCAGTAAGGGTTTTCGTGGAGCGCGTGGGGGGGGGGGTCTATGCCCTGTACCCTATAAAAAAACCCTCTTCTAGTGGACGGCCCGGGATCAGTTCCCAGGGAAGGGTCGGTGTATATAAGTACCCCTCCATGGGCCTTTAACCTGGATGGACAATGGCGTACAAGCGCAAGAGGTCGACAAGCAGAAGCAAGAGCTTCCGGAGACGGAGGATGACTGGGAGGTCAGGTCGTCGGGGGACTCGGACTTTTCAGAGTCGGGTTCGGAGGGTAGTGATGAAGCAAGCGGAGACGAAGAATCTCACGATCGGCACCGAAAATACGCAGCTGTATCACGACGTCGGTAACTTTGCTGGGCCTACTACTACGCAGGGGTCGTGCCTGTTTGACCCGTGGCAGCACGTGAACAAGGGGGTTCTTCGCCGGGACCGTATCGGGAATAAGCTTACCCCTCGTGGGTTGTCTATCAAGTTCTGGTTAGCTAACAAGTTGGATCGTCCTAATATCATATATCGCATTCTGGTGGTGGTCCTGCCACGCATGGTGGGCAATACCGTTCCTGTTTTCA